CTTGTTGCAAAGACTAGAAAGCTTAAAGTTGTTTGGTCTCCAGAGTTCGCTCAAGATCTAAACGCTTACCATTCTATCGATGCTGAAGCTGAATTAACTTCAATGTTATCAGAGTACATCTCAATGGAAATTGACATGGAAATTTTATCGATGCTTGATAGAGCTGCTGCAACTGTTGCTGCAAGTCAAGGTGCATTTGTATTAGGTGCTGCTGCTGATGGATATGCTCCAATCGCTACAGCTGCTAATCAAACTGCAAGATATGACTTCGGTACATGGGCACAAACTTTAGGATACGAAATGCAAAAAGTTTCGAACTCTATCCATAAGTTAACCATGAGAGGAGGAGCTAACTTCGCTGTTGTATCTCCGGAAATTGCTTCGATTATCGAATCGATTCCAGGGTTTGCTGCTGATACCGACGGAACTGCATCACAGTTCGCTGCCGGTGTAACCAAGGTAGGTTCTTTTGCAAATAGATACACGATCTATAAGAATCCTTATAGAGCAACAACTGATGGTATCTTGATGGGATTCAGAGGTAATCAATTCTTGGAAACTGGTGCTGTTTATGCTCCATATATTCCACTAATCATGACTCCTTTGGTATATGACCCAACTAACTTTACACCAAGAAAAGGTGTAATGACTAGGTACGCTAAGAAAGTTGTAAGACCAGAATTCTACGGAAAAGTTGCTGTAACAATTTCATAATTGTAACATAACTTATATACTACTAAGAAAGCCCGCTTTATGCGGGCTTTTTTTATGTTTATTTACATACAACTGATATTTATTATAAATAAGGAGTTTACGGTATGACACAATTTGCACATGACAACGGTAGTAAAAACAATAAAAAAGGTTACCGCTTTTTATTATCATTAAACGACGAACAGAAGCAAGCAAAGCGAGAGATCTTTGAAAATACTGTATCAGTAATACTTGGAAAAGCTGGCTCTAGTAAAACTTTATTAGCATGTCAAATAGCATTGCAAGAAGTCCTAGAAAAAACAAGAAGTAAAATAATTATCACCCGACCAACCATTTCTAAAGAAGACATAGGTTTCTTACCTGGCAACATGGAGGAGAAAATGTCACCTTGGGTAGCACCAATATATGGAAACATGTACCAGCTATTACGCAGGGAGCGAGTTGATAAAATGATAAAGGACGGTCAAATAGAAATTATACCTGTATCATATATGAGAGGTAGAACATTTCTCAACTCATGTGTTATTGTGGATGAGTGTCAAAATTTAGATCATCAACAGACATTAATGATATTACAACGTATAGGGTTAAACAGTCGTATGATGTTTTGTGGTGATTCACAGCAGATTGATCTAAAGCACAACAGTGACAGTGGCATACAGTTCCTGTCATCTGTAAAAAACGTTACAGGGCTTCACACCTTCGAGCTCTTAAAGAATCATAGGCACCCTATATTAGACGAAATATTAGATGTATACCGAGCAAAACACGGTAAATAATTTTTAACCTGATATTTATTAGTACATAAAATTAAGATATTTGGAGAACTACATGGCAGCGGGAAATTACACATTTACTATAGAGCAGGGAGCAACAACTGACTTTGAAATACAGTGGGCAGACGCAGCAGGTACAGCGGTAGACTTAACAGGGTATGTAGCAAAGATGTCCCTTAAATCAGACATTGGTGGTACAGCATACCTTTCAATATCATCTAGTTTATCTGACGCACCTGCAAAAGCTGCTAGTCAAGGTCACATAAGCTTATCAGGTAGTAGTCACACAATGCCACTATCCAGTGGATCTATAGGAATTTATATAGGACATACCGTTACAGCAGGATTAACTTCTGAAGCAGTGTATGATCTTGAATTAACATCAGGAGCTGCTAAAACGCGTTTATTACAAGGTAAGGTACGGTTAAGTAAAGAAGTCACAACAGTTTAAAGGAAGCGAATGTCAATAAACATAAACGATCCTATAACAAGTGTATCTATAACAGAGCAATCTCAAAAGCTAACAATTGTAGATAGCAATACAGGCACGTCTACCACCATAACTCCTACGTCAGATAATGTGGTAACTATTTCAACTGTTGGGTTCACCGGACCAACAGGTCCAGCGGGAGCTTCTGGAAATGAATCACAAACATTCTTTTCTACAGGACTCAGACTTGGTGACTCAGCAATAACCGGATCTCTAACTCTGAGTGGTAGTGGACATATAACAGCATCTGGAAATATATCTGCAAGTGGTAATATAATAGGTCTAAATTTAATCGCTGATAGTGCTTCATTTAGTACAAGAACAACCACTTTAGAAGGTAACGGAGTGTTTACGTCCGAAAGCATTTCTGGATCGTTCTTTGCACCAAGTGCTTCATTCAGTACAAGAGTGACTGCAAATGATGCCAAGATAAGCTATACAGATGCAGCAGTAACAAGTGTAATCCATACCGCAAATATAATAAGTAGTTCAGCCCAAATTGCAACAGACATCAGTGGATCGTTCTTTGCACCAAGTGCGTCATTCTCAACTAGAGTGACTGCAAATGATGCCAAGGTTACCAATTCAAATCAAAGCTTAGTACATTTGGCAGTAACCTCTAGTAATGTTATTTTTGGAGAAATAACAGCATCTGGTAATATATCTGCAAGTGGAACAATCGTTGGTTCTAATTTAAGTGGAACAAACACCGGTGATCAGAATATATCTAATCTAGCAGTAACCTCAAGTAATGTAATTTTTGGAAACATAACAGCATCTGGTAATATAAGCGCAAGTGGTACACTTACAACTGCAAATGCTAACCACAGTGGAAGTTTTATACACAGTGGCTCATTTACTGTGTATGGTGGTGTAGGAGCGGAAACATCTTCGGGTACTGTTGAAACATCTACCTTTTTTGGTGATGTTGACATTCGAAATGTAGGATCTTCGCCAAATGAACGATTCGGGCCTCCTAGATCCTTACGTATTTGGTCGTATAACTCATCTTCGATTATACTTAAAAATCTCAGTGCATGGAGTGAAACTCACATTACAAATGGATTTGGTGGGACTATAGCAATAGATGAAAAAGGAACCAATGCAACAGGAGGGGGTAGATTAGTACTTGGAAATAATTCTCCAGCAAATGAAGACGTATCTTATTTATGGGTAAGAGGTAAATATGGAGATGGTGGGAGTGCTGATTTTGATCCAAATATTTACTTAGGACCTAACTCAACAGCTTACTCAGCCCAAATTGGCTTAACTAATGCTGTTAACAACTATGGTCATGATGTTTATATAGCAGCCCAGAATGGAACTACAGGTAAAGCATACTTCATATTTGGCAGGGATGCACAATTTAAAGCAGAATCAATATTTGTGGGTCCTATCGATGGTACTGCAGCCACAGGTGCAATAACAGCCTCAGGTCATATATCTGCAAGTGGTACGATAGTAGGGTCTAATTTAAGTGGAACAAATACAGGTGATCAGAATATATCTAATCTAGCAGTAACTTCAAGTAATGTGTTGTTTGGAGAAATCACGGCTTCAGGTAATATAAGTTCAAGTGGTAATGTTTACGCAGCAGACTATTTTGATAATGGCGCTAATATAAGTACATTATACGCCCCTGTTCTTGGTGGTAATGACAATTATGTAACCGATACACAATTAGTGGTAATTGGAAACACAAGTGGCACAAATACTGGTGATCAGAATATATCTAACCTAGCAGTAACTTCAAGTAATGTATTGTTTGGAGATATAACATCATCAGGCGATATAAGCGCAAGTGGGGATCTCTATGGTGATGTATACTATTCCAATAACATTAGATTTTTAGTAGCATCATCAACTGGAACGCAACTAGGATATGTTAATACTCCCACTGAAATAGACGGGACACATATAAAATTAGATGCCCCTGTCACAGCATCAACTATAAGTTCGAGTGATTACATTTATGCCTCTAATATAGTTGCAGCCGGAAATTGCAAAGGAAATCAAATCTTGGCTGGAGGGCAGGTTGCACTTAAAACAGGTGATGCTACATTAACAGGAAAACTATTTGTAAATCCTAATACTACTAAAGTTGAAATAGGTCAATCTGGTGTAAATCAATCTGTTAATATATTTGGACAAATCACATCCTCAGGTCATATATCTGCAAGTGGTACGATAGTAGGGTCTAATTTAAGCGGAACCAATACAGGTGATGTGACAGTTACAGGAACACCGGATTACATTACCCTATCCAACCAAGTACTAACAAGAAATCAAATAGTGTTAACGACCGATGTCACAGGTGTGTTACCATCAGCTAATCTAGACGCTGATACAGCACACTTAACAACTACACAAACATTCACAGGAGCAAAAACAATAGAAACTAGAGTATTTGCTGCACCTGGAGGTACTGATGGAAATATATGTGGAGATATTGTTAAATTCGGAACCACCGACGTTGACAAAGGTAAAGTATATTATTTTGATTCAACTGGCATTGCCGGCGATTGCTGGACATTAACTAATGCTACCACAGTCGCCAACTCCAAAGGTCTATTAGCTGTTGCCATGGGAGATGGAAACGCTAATTTGGTGGGCATGTGTATAAAGGGTAGAGTAAATCTTAGCCATACCCCGGGGGCAATTGCGTCTGTGCTGTATCTAAGCGAAGACACCCCGGGATTCGCCACAAGCACTTCACCAGCAGCAAGTGATGAAGTTGTAAGAATTATTGGATATGCATTAACTGCAGATGGTAGTGATGTTTGGTTTAATCCTGATAGCACATATGTGGAGATTGCATAATGGCATATATAGATGAAATATTAATCTTTGAATCCGATAAGGTCTATTACACAGAAGAAGGTATACAGATAGAAGTAATGATGGGATGGGAAGATCCTTTAATGTCAGGCTCTGCTGCGTACGTTTGTAAAGATGGTGGAGATATTCTAGAAATAGGATTCGGAATGGGTATATCAGCAGGGTATATGCACTCCCATTCAATAGCATCCCATACAATAATAGAAAACCACCCAGACGTAATTCCAAGGGCTCAAGCTTGGGCAAGTGGAAAATCCAATGTAACAATAGTTACTGGTAGTTGGTATGATATAAAAGATTCCTTAACAACATATGATGGAGTGTTTTATGATGCCTTTGGAGATGAGGATCAGATACACTTTTCCTCTTCATTATCCTCTTTGGTAAAAAAAGGAGGGGTAGCTACTTGGTGGAATAGCCATCCAAGTGAAACAAACTTTTTTGATATCCCTAATGTAACCTATCAACAATATTCCGTTAACCCTCCTACAAATACCTATTTTAATAGTACAAATTATTACCTACCCACATGGCAACATTAAACGTAAGTAAGTGGGGTCAGATAGCTAGGACTGCCCAAACCTCCCACGCTAATGCTAGAGATGGTACAACTGCTACAGCAACTATTGTTAACCCCCCCTATGCTTCAGCTGCAGCAATCCAATATAAAAGGTCAGCAGGTAGATCAGGTACTGTTTATAGTATATACCGTTCATTTTACTACTTTGATACAAGTGGTATATCAGGTGATGTCACAGACTCATCCCTTAATATAATGGGGTCTGCTGCCGAAACCGCTCAAGTTATCATAGTACCGTGTACAGCCTTTGGAGGTGATGGCACTGCAGATATAGTAGCTGCTGATTTTAATAATATATCATTTAATTCCACTTATGGAGCTGCCTATTCGGGCTGGGATGATGGTGCTAATAATGAAATTGAATTTCGAAGCAACAATGATGCAGAAGGAACAGTCAATGCCGCTATAAGAGATCAGAATTATTTTATTTGTGCTGTAATAGAGTTTGCCCGCGATTATAGTGACTCTGACCCTGGAAGTAATGTACAATTAGAAGCAGGTATAAATTATGCAACAGCCGCTTATTTAGATTACACAGAAGCATCATCTGGATATGCAAATGATGTCATAGGTGTAGCGACAGGAAACATAGGTAAAGTGTTAGGTGTAGCAACAGCAAATATTGGAAAAGTCATAGGGGTGTAGAGCCTAGGGTAATACATATATAATACAATATTTTACGAGTAGTATAGTGGTAAAGATAATTTAAAATGATATTTATATATAGGAGATAAATTATGGCAACAACAAGCATTTGGCCAGGGTCATCATCATTCTATCCAGGCGACACACCGTTCGGTAGTTATGATAAAGAAAAGGCCTTCCAAGCAGACATTGAAAAGACGGCCGTCTGGTGCGCAAAGCGTATTGGGTATCCTATTGTTGATATTGAGTTGCAAGATACTCAATTTTTTGCATGCTTTGAGGAAGCTGTAACAGAGTATAGTTCACAAGTAAATAGATTTAACATACGAGAGAACTTATTAATAGCTAAAGGTAGTGCAACTGGATCAAGTCTAACACACAAAACAGTTAAGCAAAATCTAAACCAGCTTATAGGCATATCATCACAGTACGGACAAGAAGCAACTTCACCTGTCGGAGGTGATATGAAGTTGTACAGCGGATCCATAACATGTGCTTCCGGTCAACAAACATACAGCTTGCTTAACGGTGCACAGACAACATTTGAATCAGGGACGCCAGGAACAGATCCAGTTGAAATACGGAGAGTGTTCTTTGAATCTTCACCTGCAATGACCCGTTTCTTTGATCCACACATTGGCTCAGGGTTAGGTTCACAACAAATGCTAACATCATTTGGATGGGGAAACTTCTCACCAGCAATTAACTACCTACTAATGCCAATGTATGATGATCTACTAAGAGTGCAGGCAATTGAATTTAATGATCAAATAAGAAAGTCAGCGTACTCATTCCACCTTGTTGGAACAGATTTAACTATTTTTCCAATTCCGACATCAACATTTAAGTTAAGATTTCAATACTTTAAGAAAGCAGAACGAACAACACTAATTACATCTGCAGCCGTATCTGATTTTTCTAATATCGGGTATGACGATATGAAGTATGCTCAGATAAATGCACCTGGTAAGCAATGGATTCGGAAGTACACATTAGCGTTAACTAAAGAGCTGTTAGGCTCTGTCCGCGGCAAGTACGGTACAATGCCAATACCAAACGGTGACGTTTCACTAGATGGTGATACACTGAGATCGGAAGGAGCTGCAGAAAGAGATGCATTAGTAGCAGAGTTGAGAGAAGATTTGGAAGCAGCATCTCGCCGACAGTTAATGGAAAGACAAAACGACGAAGCTAATTTTCAACAGGAAACGGTAAATAAAATACCACTTAATATATACGTAGGTTAACTATGCCAATATTTGGAAGACAGAAAGATAGAGAGCTGATAAAACATTTCAGTAAGGAAGTATTGCAAGATATACTTGATACCCCTGTGATTATATTTAAACCATATGTAACAATGACAAATACAAATATTTATGGAGAGGGTGTTAACGGTGATAAAAACTACAGACCTGGTGTAACTCTACACGCGGCAATAAATCGAGAAGATCAGACATGGGCCACAGACGATTTAGGTGTTGACATAACACAGAAAGGTACATTTTCATTCCTTAACGAAGACATCTGGAATGTAGCTGTATCGGGCACACAAGAGGAAGATGGCTTTGCTATTGAGATAGGTGATTTAATATACTACGACACTCAATACTGGGAAATAGATACCACAAACAAGAATCAGTACATGCACGGTAGAAATCAAAATGTATTAGAGGGTGATGGAGCAGACTTTGGTTTCGCAAACGAATCAGAAATGCATGGTGAAAGTCTCTCCACTGTCGTAGAAGCTCACATTACACGTAGATCAAGAATAAATGTTGAAACACCAACTGCGATTAACACATCTCCTGATGCATCTAACAACTCACAGGGACTATATAGATAATGGCCGAAAGTAACAAACATAAAAGACACAATGTTGTACGAACAGATCAATCGCGACGGGACATAGCAACTGACGGGAAGGACATGCAACATGGGCTATATGACATCGATGAAGCTATTAAATATTACTTCGATGACGTTATAAAATTACAAGTTACAGATAGCAGCGGCATACTAACAAATGTACCTACAATGTATGCATCACCAGAGAATTGGAAGAGCTTTCAGACAAATGATTTGAAAAGAGATTCAAGAGGAAGGATACAGTTACCTGTACTATCATTCAAGAGGGATAGTATATCTAAAGATAGAACATTAGGTAACAAGGTTGATCCTAATTCACCTATCTATGCATTAGTAGACAGAGGTCGCAATCCAAACGATAGAACAGATAGATTGGGTAGAATGAAGCTAAATCAGATAGGTCAGAAAGAGACTCGAGTCTTGGAGAAAGTGATTGTACCAGACTACATAACAGTAACATACTCATGTGTTATATATACGGAATTTCTAACGCAAATGAATACGCTAATCGAAGCAATCAGTTACGGGGAAGGTGGATACTGGGGCGACAAAAATAAGTTCCTGGTGCGAGCTAAGATAGATGAATTTCCTAGTACTGTCGAGGTGGCTGTTGGAGAGGACAGGGTAGTCAAAAGCGAGTTTAATATTACTATAAACGGTCATATAATACCTAAAAATATACAGCAACAAGCTGCACAGGGTAGTACAAAATCAATTACAAAATCAAAAATAGTAATGGGTGAGACCACCATTACAAATATAAATAATGTAGGCAATCTACCGAAGTAGATACAGGGAAAAGGTTATGAGTAAATTAACAGACAAAGAATTGGAAACAATTAAAAATGCAATCCAAGTTGAAAATCAATTAGCGTCACGGTTAGGAGCTGTAGAGTTCCAATTGGACCAACTTAAAGATTCAAAGCAGCAGATAATAGATAATATGGTAAAAATGTTACAAGAAAGGCAAACAAATTTAGATGAGTTACGTACTAAATACAGTATAGACACATTAAATATCGATACAGGGGAATTTACTGTAACAAAGTAAAGTTTGGGATTGCTATCATATATTTATATACGAATAATAAAAAGACTACAACCAGTAGCTTAAACTTGATAATTCAGGAGACGAATAAATGGCAGAAAAAATAGTTAGCCCAGGGGTGTTTACAAGAGAGAATGATTTATCATTCCTACCAGCAGGCATTGGAGAAATAGGAGCAGCGTTAGTTGGTCCCACAGTTAAGGGTCCAGCAGGAATACCAACAGTAGTAACATCGTATGCACAATACGTAGAAAAGTTTGGTGACACATTCCAATCAGGAAGTGATTACTACCAATACCTAACATCACATACAGCAGAGCGCTATTTGCAGTTCGGAGGTGTGTTAACGGTGGTTAGAATCACAGGTGATTCACCATTGGTAGCTACTGCTAGTGTCGAGACATTAACTCCTACAACCCCATTAAATCCAGCGACAGGATCATTAACGTTTGGAAATAGTTTCTTCCAAGATGAAGGTGATGAATTACAGATTACAGTAGGATCAACAGAGTATAGATTTATTGCAGGTGAAACTGGAGCACTTCCACTAGATAATGCATCTGCAGGTATATTCTTTGTAGGCACAGGATCAAGTGATGCAACAGCAATCGACGCGCTAGTAGCTAAAATTGGTGCAAGTGATGCATTAGGCATAGGTATTAAAGCTATCGACGGAGCAACATTCTTAGGTCTATCAGCTTCAGCTGCAGGTACGGTAGGTAATACCTACGCTGTACAAACTGGATCAGGTGAAACAATAGCAACCAATACAGTAGCATTTGGTAACTCTGGAGTATTCGGTGGTGGAACAAATGTGGTAGGTACAGCTGGTACAGCACTTAAATTCCACTCACTAGCACATGGTGGTTTGTTAAACAGTATTGATACTGGTGGTGCAATGACTGAGGGTGTTAAAAACACACTCACTAATGGTACTAAAGATAACTTTAGATGGGAGATAACAGGGGTAAATAACAAAATAGGTACATTCAACGTTAACATTAGACGAGGTAATGATACATCTAATGGTAAAGTACTTCTAGAGCAGTTCAATGGCGTTAATCTAGATCCTAACTCAAGTAACTATGTTGGTAAAGCAATTGGAGACGCGTATCTCACTACAGCTGGCTCACCTTCTGATCCATACATACAATCGAATGGAGCATACGATGCAAAATCAAACTATATAAGAGTAGAGGTGTTAAACCAGACAGTTAATTACTTAGATGAAAACGGCACTATTAGATTAGCAGCTGCATCGGCAAGCTTGCCAGCTGCAGGCTCTGGTTCATTAGGTGGAGCATTTGGAGGAGGCTATGACGGACCTACAGCAGCTGGACCTAAATTATTTTATGATAAGATAACAAACTTAAACAGCCAAGGGCTAGATGCAAACGATTTAGCGAATGAATTTGGAGGAGCTAAATACACAGAAGCATTAAACCTGTTAGCTAATCAAGATTTTTACGATATCAATATGATTATTGTACCAGGTGTAAATCAAAAAGATCACACCGCAGTTGTTAATAAAGCTATTGCAGTGTGTGAAACACGTGGAGACGCTATTGCAATTGTTGATCCTGTTAGATACCAAACCACTTCACTAACTACTGTAACAGACCAAGCAGATGCATATAATTCAAGCTATGCAGCAATGTACTGGCCTTGGGTACAGATAACAGACAATCAGTTAGGTAAGAATGTATGGGTACCACCATCGGTTGTAATGCCAGGTGTAATGTCATATAATGATACTGTAGCTGCTGAGTGGTATGCACCAGCCGGCCTTAACAGAGGTGGCATAACAGCTATTAAAGCAGAGAGAAACTTAACACATACAGATAGAGACACTCTATATGAAGGTAGAATTAACCCGATCGCAACATTTCCTGGAGTAGGCGTTGTAGCATGGGGCCAGAAAACGCTCCAAAAGAGAGCTTCTGCTTTAGATAGAATTAATGTTAGAAGATTGTTAATTAACCTTAAAAAGTTCATTGCATCGACATCCAAGTACTTGGTATTTGAGCAGAACACAGTTGCAACAAGAAATAGATTCTTATCATCAGTTGTACCATACATGGAAGAAGTTCAAGCAAACCAAGGATTGTATGCATTTAAAGTTGTAATGGATACAACAAATAACACACCGGAAGTCATCGATAGAAATATCTTAAAAGGTGATATATTCCTACAGCCTGCGAAAGCAGCTGAATTCATAGTAATCGACTTTAATGTAATGCCAACTGGTGCTACTTTTGCGGACTAATGATATGTATAATAAAGAGGAGAACTAACAATGCCAGAATTTGAACAATATAGCCCAGAGTCATTTATGTCCGGGCCCTCGGAACTGTTTGTACCAAAAACCGCAAACAGATTCGTAATGACAGTAGGAGATATACCATCTTTCCTAATTAAGAAAGTTACACGACCAAGTGTATCATTTGGAGAGATAGTATTAGATCACGTAAACACAAAACGAAAGCTACAAGGTAAAGCAGATTGGGGTGATGTGTCAATGACATTGTACGATCCAATTGTACCTTCAGGAGCGACATATGTAATGGATTGGATACGGTTAGGTTATCAATCAGCAACAGGTCTAGCAGGATATCCATCTGAATACAAGAAGCAAGTAACAGTAGAGGGCTTAGATCCAGCTGGTAATATTTGTGAAAGATTCATTTTAAACGGAGCGTTTCCAATGTCTACTGAAATGGGTGAATATGATTGGTCTAGTGATCAACCATTAGAAATTACTGTTACATTGAAGTATGACTGGGCCCTTTGGGATCTATAGGGTATAGATAATGGCTACGTATGTAACAGGAAATACCAATGTTAAAGTTATCGTAGGGACGGTCACTGCAACACATGATAAGACACTTGTAGGGTCACTAGCTAAGGCTGTGTACGATTATATAATTACATTAGATGCAACAGACAGCAAGATAATATCTGTTGAAGCTAAACCAGCTGGGTATGGTAACACTGTTATTGTAACAATAGTTAGCGGAGCATAATTTATGGCATTGTATCATCCACTAAGCTCAAGCGTTAAAATTATATTAGGCACGGTTACCTCAACACAAGACTCAGCTAGTGTTGGATCATTCGCAAGTGCTGCATATGCCCACGCGGTAACATTAGATTCAACAACTAACAAGATAATATCATTTAATATCGAGCCAGCTGGGTATGGTAATACATTTATTGCAACCATAGTTAGCGGAATTTAACTTAAGTATCACATAATAATAAAGAAAGTTCTGGTAAACACCGGGACTTTTTTTATGTACTGATATTTATATATGAACAAACAATTAAAGGTTTATGACATGTCAAAAGTACAGTTAACAGACGCGCAAATTAAAGCGCAGATTATCGCAAAATCACAGCAATCAAATAAAGTAGAATCACTATTTCCAACAGAGATTGTCCCACTACCATCCAAAGGGCTAGTATATCCACTAGATCACCCGTTATCCGCTGGTCAAGTGGAAATTAGATACATGACTGCCAAGGATGAAGATATTATAACAAATCAGAATTACTTGAAGAAAGGTGTTGCATTAGATAAACTATATAATGCACTAGTAGTTGGTAATGGCTTAGGTCAAGCTGTAGATATGAATGATATGATTCTAGGTGATAGAAGCGCTGTAATGCTAGCCGCAAGAGTACTTGGATACGGACCTGACTACACCATAACAATAACACATCCAGACACAGGGAAAGAACTTCAAACAGCAGTGGACTTAAATGAACTAAAACCACACCCGATTGATGAATCACTATATAACAACTCACGTGAATTTGATTATACTCTCCCAATCAGTAAAAAGACCGTAACAATTAGGTTACAAACAGCGGTAGAGCAAAAGGCTATTGATAGAATAACAAGAGCTCAAGAAAAGTCTGGTATGGGCACTAAGGTTACAACGACTGTACTTAAGCATAGTATATGTGCTATAGAAGGTGATACAGAAACAAGCACGATTGCAGAGTTTGTTGATAATCACCTACTTGCACGTGACTCACTATCACTACGTAGCTTTATACTAGATATAACACCAGATTATGATCTCTCTATAGATGTTAATATACCGGAAGAGGATTTCTTCGAAAGAATGTCACTGCCAATTGATGTAGACTTTTTTTGGCCTAGGTCTTAACTATAGGGCCAATCTGCACCAAGAGCTATTTTATATACTCGAACACATGCCTGGGTTCTCATGGACAGAGCTCTATGTTATGCCAATTGATCTACGTAGGTTTTACATCAAGTGCGTTAGCAACAAAATTACTAAAGCTAACGAACAGATTGAAGAGCAGAATAAGAGAACTAACAGTTCACGTAACACACGGTAAAAGTAATCTTCCTGATATTTATAATATATAAAACCATACACATGGAGAGGGTATTATGAGTAAAAAACAATTAAGAGAAGGTTTGTTAGATAACGTATTTAAAGGTGTCTTAGGTGCTTACTTCGGTAGCAAGATGATTGATAAGCATGCAAGAAAGATGGCAATGGGAGACCCTGAAGTTAAAAAGGCTGTTAAATCTTTCAAAGATGAGTTAGCTAACTTTGACGCTATTATGGCTAAGTACGATTAAATAAGGAACACCTATGGCAGACTCAATTAAACAGTTAGAACAAGCACTCGCGTTAAGGCAAAGTGCACTTGCTATCGAGGAGAAAATGCTCGACGCTATGAGTCATTACGATGACGCGTCCAAACAAAAGATTGGTCAACAAAACAAAGTAAACGAATTAAAGCTGGTCGAAGAAAAGTTAGGTAATAAACTTTTAAAAATCGAAATCGCGCTAGAGAAGGCAGGTAAAGGACGGGCTGCTGTAATGAAGACTATGACTCTTCTAGGCGGTACTTTACTTGGTAGTATGGATAAACTCCGTGATCTATCAAAACAATATAGTGCAGACGTTAAAGCCACAGGTGCATCACTAGGTATAAACGTGAACGAAGCACGTAAGATGAATAAAGAGATCATGGGGCAGATCAAGGGTGAGAAGATGTTCCAAACTACCATGGGGTCTGTGGTAGATATGCAAAATGAACTTAATGATGCATACGGAGGGTCGGTAAAATTCTCAGCCGAGACAGCTGTTAACATGGACATCGCTGCTTCGAAGCTAGGTGTATCTAACGCTAGCGCCGCAAGCTTCTCGAAATTAATGTTCTTATCAGGTGAAGCATCTGGTGAAGTTGCAATGAACACATTAGCTTCTGTAAAATCACTTTCCGATGCTTCAGGTGTTAAGTTCAGCGCAGTAATGAAAGACATCGCGGCATCCGGTAAAGAGATGATGTCATACTTCGGAGGTTCAGCTACAGAGATTGCAATCATGGCAGTTAAAGCTCGTAAGTTAGGATTTGAGCTATCAGATATGAAGAGCACTTCAGAAGCTCTACTAGATGTCGAGGGTAGAATTGAAAAGCAAATGTCCTTGAATATGCTAACCGGTAAAAATATCAATCTAGATAAAGCAACACAGCTAACGCTTGAGGGTGATATGATCGGAGCTCAGAAAGAGGTACTAGCTCAGCTAGGTGATGTTTCACAAATGAATATCATGGAGAGAAAACTAGCATCGGACATGCTAGGTATGGATGTAATGAAGATAGCAAACGCAGGTGAATTAGCTAAACAAGCTGACGAATCGGCCGCGGCAGCAGCTGAGATATTAAGAGTAGAAGCAGAAATCCGCGCTGGCCAGGTGGAAGAGTTTAAACAGAAGCAATTGGATCGCGTAGACGCTTTAGATAAGGAAACCGCGCTAGCAGCATTCGCTGAAAACGCAGAGAAAAAGTTAGCTGCAAAGCTCATCGCGGATGAAAAGGGAAACAATCTCGCCATGATCCTGCAAGGTATTCAGACAGCAATAGCTGTTGTATCAGCAGCAGCAGCTGCATCTTCTGCACTTAAAGAAGCTACAGAGAAGAGATCACTTGGACATTCAATAAAAGCTCTTCCAAAATTAATCGCCGGTGGAATTGCGACAATGGCTAAGGCTGTCGCAGGCATTTTTGCAGGGATGGCGTCACTTGGCCCATTTGGTATACCATTAGCAATAGCAGGAATCGCGAGCATGGTCGGGCTTGCATCCAAAGCTAAGGGTATGATAATGAATGATGGTATAATCGATCCCAAAAAAGGAATGGTCGTTAATGGACCAGAAGGATCGATTCAGCTGAATAAGAAAGATTCTATTATTGCAGGCACTGATCTAGCCGGTGGGGGTAAATCCGGAAAGGATCAACCATCACTAAATACCCCAAATGCAGGGATGAAGGGGGAAGGTGGAATGGATATAGGTCCATTAGTGAAGAAGATCGACGAACTTATTGCAGCTGTACGTCAGAGTAGAGTACTAAATGTAGATGGGTATCAATTAAACGAGGTGTTACATCTAGAAAAAACACCATCAGGAGTATAACGTGAGTATAGTTAAGCGAGGTGAAAATGGTAAGAACAGTATACGGAAGTACTATGATCAATTAAAACAGGACGGTTGGCGAGGTAATTCCCGTGACAAATGGGCACCATACCATGGTAGAACTGGTCGAGCAAAGCACTTACATGGAGCTGCTATACTTGGAGGGCTGTATTTATTAGGTCAATTTAGATCTACTGAGCCTAGATTGTATACAGCTGCCAAATATGCTGTAGCTCCTATACTTGGTACAACTGTACTAGGGAAAATAGCTAATACAGCGACAGATGTATTACGTGCAGCTCAACAATTAGGAGCTCTACCAATGGAGCTGACTAACAATTATCCAGATATAGCTATAACAAACAATCCCCTGGAACGTATAAAATCTGTCTTTGCAAAACCACAGGTATCAAATGACATTAGAAAAAAGTACGGATTACAGTATGCAACTGATAAATCGTTCTCTACAGATCTAGGTGAGGCAACTAATCCAGATCTAATACCAGTGAGTTTTAAAAGTGGTGATGGCACATTTATACCTGTACGAGGCACCATATCAGGGCTGTCAGACACTGTAACACCTACATGGAACGAAACATCATATGTTGGCAGGCCACAAGCTGTAGTAACATACGGTGGATTCGGTCGAGAGATAGCATTTGACCTAACCATAGCAGCTGTTAACCCCGGTCAATTAAGACCGATGTGGCATAAGATAAATGATATAATGAATCTAGTGCTACCGCAAACTGATATGAAACAAACGCGCTTCGCAGGAAGATTAACAGAGATTACTATAGGTAATTACATAGAAGAGCAGTTGTGTGCTGTAACAGGAATAACAATAACCCCCCATGAGGAGTCATATTGGGAAACAATGGATCCAGATGTACACCACCCGAGCTTGACACTAGATAACTCAGCTGGTAACAAGCTACAGGACGCTGCCCAAGCATGGATAAACCAAAGACGCGCGAATAAATCGGAAGAAACAATCACCGTACCACTATCTAGAAAGGCCAGAGAGAAACTAGTTCAAGATAATGAATCCCGCAATTTTATAATGCCCCGTGTGGTAACATTAAATATAGCATTAAAAGTGTTACATAATGCTGTACCTGGAGCTAATGGCGAAGACCTTTTCCACGTCAACCGAGCGCCAGAGTTAGGGACGTATGTCGGAGTAAAGGATATATAATCATGAGATATAATAATACACCAACGCATAAAGATTCAACAGGATCACGAATCCAAAGCTCAACAATTATACCGAAAATTGCAGTATCATCAGATGATCAATATGTAGAAGTATCAGTTACTGACAGGTTAGATACAATATCACATAAATTTTATGGTACACGGGACTATTGGTGGATAATCGCAGCTGCAAATCATCTTGGTAAAGGTACAATGACTATTCAAGAAGGAGGTATACTACGATTACCTGCTAACCCAACTGCAATTGCAAACAACCGAGCGGGATATTAAATATGGCAGGCTTCAGAGGAATATTTTTAGATTCAATACACCCTTTAGTTGTTAAGCGGTTAGATGCAGATCATGCCGCTTTTAAGCAAATGTCAATGCAGTATGATACTAATTCGGTCGGAGATGCAACCAAATCATTACCGCAGTATACGAGTACTAACGAAGGAGCTAGGTACTTTTCTGAGCGTCAAGTATGGATTCGTGTTGTTCCATTTGCAATACCACAAACGGAATACACAACACAGCCAGGGATGATTTTGCAAAACCCACCAGGAGAAGATGGTTGGACAGTACCGGAATGGAGAGATTGGGTGATATGGGGTACAAAAGCAGCAGGGATACATAGTGAAGGTGCACCGTATGGAGTACAGGCCTCAGGATTACACAGTAATACTGTTGGAGGGTGGGGACAAAAGCATGGACTGTATAGGAGAACATCAGAAGCATGGGATGGAGCACAGTCAGCAGGTATACTGAATTCACCACTCCCGGGAGTCACATCACTACAGGTGAGTAATAAAGGGGATCTAGGTACTATACGTAGAGCGTCTTTCGATATAAAAGTACATAACCTCGCGGATTTAGAAGCTATAGAAATGATGTACATGGTACCAGGCATATCTGTACTAATAGAATGGGGATGGTATCATCCAGACTTCCCTAATCAGATCGAGCCCATTGATGTAGAGTTAATAACAGATGGTGCACCATTAGCATCAACAACACTAATTAACACAGAAATATTAAAAAAATCTTTTGGTGTTGGTGGTGGAAGTGCACCGGGTGATCCCACTGCACTTTATAATCTTGAAGAAGTGTCAAACGCGCAGTTTGGACCTATGGGCCCTGGAGCAGGGACATATGACGGCTTGTTAGGCGTTGTAACAAAGTTTAATTGGTCTAACGACGGTCAGGGAGGGTATGATTGTAGAATAGATGTAATATCACCGGGATCATTAGCAACTGGAATCCCCGCGGAAAGTTTCCCTTTGGGTGGTAGCATAACGATCGACAAACAAGATATTCCTATATCGGATGTTGGTACTATTGTAGCTACTATTAAAAAGCACACGCGGGTGTTCGAAGGAGACGTCACAGCGGACTTCGTAGCTAACGATGCTTCATCAGCCTACAATAAAATTAGGGTAAGCACTAATAATACACCAGGTGAGGTGGAATTGTCCGATGGTGACACGGACTTCGATTTCAGTATACCCTCCAAGAAGATAAATACCAGTACCTTCGGTATTAAAATTACTGCAGGTGAGGATGGTGCACTTAAATATGACGCTTCAGAAGAAACTGAAGAAGATGGTGAGTACTTTGTGGGTGATTATAAAGGTGGTATACGTGAAAAGATAACACCAATTTACGGGGATAGGACATGGTGGAACAAGGTGGTAAGCTACTGTTTGCACGGATTCGTGGGTACAGGTTTACGAAGTAGTAAAGATAATCTCAAGAGCGCCATGAGAATCAGGGGAGCAGTAAGACCGGATTTCACTTTGGAGAACCTTATGAAGTGGGTGGGTGGAGCTGGCTCGATACGAGATCGCGTCCGAGAAATCATGGACGTGGTAGGTGACTTGGATGACGACTATGGGCTTTTCTTCATGGAGATAAATTACGGAGAACAACTTAGAAACGGTAAATTTATCGTTTATGAAAGCGGAAACGGAGGGAATGCCGATGTTCGCCTAGATAGAGCTGTCCGCTGGAGATATACCTCATTTGCCATAAAATCTGCAGAAGGGCCGTATGTTGCGTCCCTAAATTTAGGGTTCAACAAAGGCTTTATTTGGTTTAGTTACAAAAATTACTGGAACCCAGAGCATGTCAACGGCTTGCAAGTAAACATGGAGCTCCCAAACCAGGACGACGTCCCTCTAGGCAATAGAAAACTCGCGGCCACCACAAACGACATACCTGGTGTATCATATGGAAAGGGCATTAATGATCGTGCACGGGAATACGGGTGGAAAGTCGATTCTGACTCCGGGGAGATACAGGATGAGGGGTCTGGTCTTGCTGTAGAGACAGGAGGCTGGACGGCCGGTGACAATAGTGATTTCGATCCTATTTTAATAGAGCAGCAAACAGGATCCACAATATACAAGAAGTCAGAGAGTGAAGACGGTACAGTAACCTACACAGAAGTCGCGTCTATTGAAAACACCAGCGCAGAACAAATTACCAAGATGATTCAGCAAAAGGCCGAGAAAATGACACTCGCGGATGTTGAGGTAGCTCAGGCAGAGACTGCAGAAAACATCGCGAAAGACGCAGAGATCACAGGTAACGCATCCAATTTCGGAGCTGTGACTTGGGGAGGCCCTTTCTCTCCGGATAAAAAGCCAGTAGTCTTTGGACACGGATCTAACACAGGAATATACGCTAAGGTCTGGCCAAAGTTTGCACCTAAACTACATTACATACCAAGCACAGGGCAATTTATATCATCGGAGTTAGGATATGAGACCGCAAATACCGGTGCTGGTGAACTGATATTTCCTATAGGAATGGTAGCATATGGTGAAACATACTTAAGTTGGAGATTTGTAGAGGATTATTTATTAAACGAGCTATATATGCCTAGAGCTGAACAGCCCGGTGTCGATAAGAATCCCGACCCATTTATAGCGTTAGAAACAACGTTTCTATCTGCGAACCGTGCATCGGACGAAGAGAAGAAAATGCTATCAGATGAGTTCTTAAAAGCTTTCCAAGGGTTGATTGAAAAGGATGGTGAACAACTAACAGACGAATCACGAGACCGAGAGACATACAACTCACAGCATATAATAAATCACATTACATTGAGATCATACAACCCAGAGGTATGTATACTACCAGGCCAAGAAACAATACCACCACTGGTGGTGGAAAACGCAGGAGGCTATTCGGTAACACCACCTGGAAGTCAACACATGTTAGATGAAATGCCCGACTCTCAAGTCGATTTAAATATAAAAGGGGCCACTTGTCTCAATCCTTTTGCAGGAATAAATCAGGAGGGTGATAGAGATCCATCGCTAGGATCTTTACGCAACATTATGATTAATTCTGATCTAATCCAAGAAGCTGCAGATAAAGCTCCGAATGTTCGTAAATTTTGTATGTCGATTTTAGATAAAGTTAACCGAGCTTGCGGCGAGCCATGGAAGTTTAAAATGCTAACAAACTCTGCTTTAGGTAAGATAAGTATTATTGACGAAAATTACACCCCTCCCGGTAATGTAAGCGATTACGGGTTAGGATACACATACATGGATACAGGTACAGATGGTACAAATAAAGTGGGTGTTTATAAATTTACCGGGATAGGGTCGGACAACATATTAAAGGATGTTAAAGTACAATCTAAAATACCTTCTGAACTACAAACCATGGCATACTACGCTACAATGGGTACAGGCAATGAAAAGGGATCATCGATTCAAATGTTTAATATGTACAGAGGTGGTGTCGTCGATAGGTTAAAATCCATATCAAACATAACGGTACTAGGTAATGAGACAGGGTCTGAAGCTTCACGCGCTAAGGTATCTGCAGATCTAATTACATCGTACATGGAACTCCTTCCTAAGACTAGACTCAACCAAGTGAGAGGTACCCCTGGACCAGAAACACTTGCAGGGGAGCAGATTGCTAGACAGTATGTACGTAAATATATACATGGTAACACGGTAGACATAGGCGGGTACAGACCTCCAATGCCTATTGATGTATCGCTATCTTTACATGGTGTTTCTGGTATATTTATGGGAAATGCAATAATGATTAAAACTATGAAGGAGGGTGGTATATTACCAAACAGGTACTATAAAAATGTTGCTCTCCAAGCCACAGCTGTAGATCACACAATATCTCCGGAAGGTTGGTCCACGGAAATATCTACGCTAATGAGACCGTTAGCAGATATGCAGACAGGGGCACCGATAAGTGTTATAGTCAGAGCTGATGCAACAAACCATGATCAAGGAGCTGATGTATATAAATGGGCTCAGAATTGGAGAGACACGAGTGAGCCAAATCTACGAAAACCAATCCCTGAAGCACAAGCCGGAGACCAAGCATTAGCAGACAGAGCAGGAATACCAGTTAATATCCTCCGCGCTGTAAGAGCAGTGGAGTCAAGTGGGAGACCAACGGTATTACGCTTCGAGCCTCATAAATGGAAATCGTTTGGTGATGGTGTAACTTACCCTGTCACTGGATTTACACTAGGTTACAAGTCAGATGGTACACCATTGAAGTACTCAACGACGAGAGCTGAAACTAATCGAGCTGCGTTTGAAACCAATTACGCTATAAACCCAACACTAGCTGTGAAATCAACGTCTTTTGGATCATACCAAGTAATGGGCGAAAGTGCCATAAAGCAATATGGTACAGCTGAGGCTTTTTGGAAACATTTTAACGAAGATCCTACAGCAGCGTCAGATAGGTTGTTAGTGCAGTGGTTTAAGGATGCCCCAACGGCCATCGCCGCGGCTAACGTCACACCAATCCCAGATTTTGTAAAGTTAGCTACAAGGTATAACGGCGGTAGCCAAGCCGATCATCACTACGATGCTTTAATCGCTGAAGCTTATGATAAAGCTACACGCTTATGATAAATATAGGAGAGCAATATGAGTGAGCTTAATGGAAGTCAAAGCTATGTTAGTGAAGGTACCACAGAAGCTATGTACAATTACCAGGTCGTAACGGGCGCCAGTCGTACCTCTATTTTAACTCAAGCAGTTAACGATGATCTCACACTTAGCCAGATCAACGACGCGTACAAGCGTGTTATAGTTGTTAGATACACCGGTGAAATCCGCGAAGTATATCCCGATGATTATAATAAGTATAAAGATAGCTTAGCTAAAGGAATATATCAGCCTATAATATTTTACTGGACCCAGGCCGATGGTGATTATAATCAAACACAGGCGACATCCGCGACTGGTCAAGCAAGTGGAATATTACACCAAGTGGTACAGCAATGGTTTGCAAAACAACTTAATCAGCAGTCTGATGACCCCACTGTTACATCTCGCTTGTCGATAGATATAGATGCATATAACTCACCTTTGTTGTAATAATAGTTGGTTATTTGATGTTTTTTACTTATATTAAGTAAAAGATTATAAAGGTTATACATGGTAGTAGATAGTGAAGATATATTATCTGCGCTCAAGAAAGATTACGCGAGCTCTGATTCTATAGTAATTCCTATATATAGTGATATTCGTAAACATCGAGTTAATAATCGAGTATCTCTATTATATATTTATATTATAGATACCAGTAAGGAGTATGTAATACTTATCAATCACTCTGATAAGGTATTCTCTGTAGATGAGCTGCAGTTTATAAATAACGATAAGTGCAAATACACGTACAGTTCAGGTATAACAAACTCTATAAATATAGATGCTCTCTACTATATGAGTAATTTACATAATATTAAAACGGAAGAGATACACACTCCAGCGCATACGCACTTCTATAATAAGTATTGGAGGTTGGATAATATAAACGACATAATTCCAGTGTTAAAGCATGTAGAGTATTGTGGTAAGGTTCGTGATATTGTGTTAGACATAAGGGAAAATAGGTCTATGCAAGGATTTGATGAGTATAATAGACAAGTAATACCAGCATTCAAATCTATAGAAAATAATGGATTGGCCACTAACAGTGGAGTGGAGTACACTAAATATAATCTATGGTCAATTACAGGAAGGCCTAGCAATGCATTCGGAGGTATAAACTACGCAGCATTAAAGAAGGATGACGGCACTCGTGGGCGATTTGTAAGTAGATTTGATAAAGGTAAGTTGGTTGAGTTTGATTTCGATGCATACCATCTGCGACTAATTGCTAAAATGATTAACTATGAATTGCCTAACACCTCAATACATACATACTTAGGAAAATACTATTTTGGCAAAGATCTGATAACAGTTGATGAGTATAACGAATCAAAATCTGTAACATTTAAAATATTGTATGGTGGAGTGCCTAAAGAGTTTGAGAATATACCATTCTTTGGTAAAGTTAAACAGCACATTTTTGAAGTCTGGGATATTTATAAGCGTAAAGGTTATGTAGAAACACCTATATTTAAAAGAAGGCTGTATGCTGAGAATCTTAAGGATAGGGATATAAAACCTCAAACATTGTTTAACTATATGATCCAAGCTATGGAAACAGAGCAGAATGTTCTTATAATTAACGAAATACAGGAGATGTTAAAAGAGTATCAAACTAAATTAGTGTTATATACGTATGATGCACTGCTATTCGATCTACATCCAGATGAAACCGACCTGTTGAATATGATAAAGGAAAAAATGATTTATCCAATAAAATGTACCACGGGACATAATTATAATAAAATGGAAGCCTACAATTTTGAATAGGCTTTTTGATATTTATATATAGAAAATTTATGAATTATTTTATACACAAAGCGTTAACAGATTGGGCATATAAAGTCAACGACGGCTGCCCAGACCCACAGAACAGAACTCATATGCAAGTTCTCGAAGCTGTATTGCGTCAGCATGGCTATCCAGAAGATTTTATTTCGGAGTATATACCTCGTGTGCAAGATCCAACGCGATCATCATGCAAAACATTTCAAGAATTTTGTGTTGAGGTTGGTAAGACGCTCAGCGAAGATAAATTATTAACCGAAGCTTCTGCTTGGGATAGTAAATATACCGTTGGAACGGAGTTTATATCTATATTAAATACAGATGATTTATTTAAAAGTGGTGGAGTGACGCCTCCGAAAGGTCCATTCTACAAAGCCGCGCCCACCGAGGATGCAATACAGGTTAAAGTATCAGGAACAGGTATACTATTTTATATAAAATCAGGAAATGATGTATACAAAATAGAAGGTGGAAAACAGCTCAAAGGTATGTTTGGTAAAGTGAAAAAAGGTAAGTCGGGATCAAATGTTAGCTGGGGGGAAGCTACATTAGAATCAGCTGCCTGTACAGGATTATATTTCGATGCAATCTCTCATTACAAAAAGGTATTTAGCCCTAACGTAACACTAGCGGATCAGCAAGCTGCAATATCAGCATTCGAAGGAGCTCTTACAGGTGAATCAGCTGGCGCATCAGGATTAAAGGGCAAGCTAACTGCGATACCAGATCTATTATCTGCTTTGGAGCTAGCAATCGGTGTACAAAAATTTGCGGAAGCTCATGGTTGTAAGGGTTGGAATTTTATACATAAGAGTATCAAGGAGTTTTATGATGCTGGTGAGGAAAATGATAATCTTGATAAGAAAGGGTTTAAAGATAACACAGCGGACACAATAATAACAAAATCCAACCCTTCCACCTTGATAGCGAATATTGCAACAGACAAAGTAACATTTGATAGTAGCGGAAAGTGCACAACAGAATCAGGAGATGAGTTCTACCAAATTAGTAATAAAAAATCTGATGGTGGTGCTCAATTAGGTAGAATTGTAAAGAGTTTTAGAGATATGTATGGAACTAAGACACCAGGGGATACGTGGAGACTACAGCTTACAACAGAAATACTTGAACATGGTGACTCTCTATTTATACTAAACGAGGGGTTAGCAGACTACTTCAAACAAGGGTTAAAATTCCTTAAGGATAAATTTACGTCACTATTAGCTGTAGCTAAGAGTAAGGTAGCTACATTCGGTAGCTCCATTGTAAGTAAGCTATCTATCAAAATCACCAAACCTAGCTCTACTTTAGATAAGTTTATGAAGGGTAGATATGCCAAGGGCGTTAAGCAACTTGGCGAAGCTAAGAAAAAGTCCAAGAAATATACATATTGGGAATATGCAGAGATGGTTAGCCAACTTGCTATCGATGGTAATATGTCAGAGTTGAAAGCGCTACACGGTAAAACTGCCGATGAGTGGAAAACACTCAAAAAGTTACTAGATATTCCTATGGATGGGATTGATGGTACAAAGGGGTCAAACGGTCCCAAATTAATAACTCCACCTTCCGTTAAAGACGGTGCACATTATGCTCTAAAGCTAATGACAAATTTTATGGGATACGAGCACTTAACAGCAATGTTAAAAAATAAAGCTGGAGCTGTCAAGGAAGTTTCAAGAGTATTAGAGGAGTTTGTAGAGTTAGAGAAAGAGATGTATTTCGGTAGAACAGAACTGCCGTTATTCAAAGTATACGGAACTGATCCAGGCGGTAAGGCATACCAGTTTTTAAAGAGTGGTAAAGAGTTTAGAGAAGATAGATTAAACGCTATGGATATGGGTGATGCAGTCAAAGACGGTAAATATATACCCGGTGTAGTTGTTGAATCAAGTGTCCAAACGGCTGGACATGCCTCTGTTAAAGTTTGGATTTTACAATCACTTACAGAGAGCGGGGTAACCTACACTCAGGTTGATATGAGATCCAGTGATCCTGATACACTATCATTCTCAGTAAGTGGTGGTAGTATAATACGAGGTGATTTAGTATTAAAAAGGCTCTAATGCATGTTAAAGTTAAAGAGTGGTATATTTATAATTAAATAAAACGGAGATAATATGAAAGTAAAGAAAGGTACAAAAGTAAGATACAACGGTAAGGTTAGTGCTCGACACGACTTGAAGCCTGGTGAAGTATATGCAGCAACCGGAGCAGATGTATACTTACGCGTTATTAATGATAAAAGAAACGATATGATGTATGATATCAGCTTTTTTGAATACAAAGGCCAGAAGATAGCGAAAGGTAAGATACCGAAAAAGGGACAATCTGTTAAGAGTATTCCTGATGAGAAGGGAAATCTCAGCTCTGCCTTGACAAGTGGTAAAGAGTATAAAGTTGTGGGTGTATGGATTGATATCCGAGTTAAAGGTCCAAAAGGAACTCAGTACGTAAACCATAAATTGGTTGATGTTTTATAAAGTATGGATCTGGTATTAGGAAAAATCTAATGCAAACACAATTATTATGCACATTCACTAACCAGCGGAGATTGAGAAAAACAATCGATACAGTTGTGGATGCGTATGATGTAATTTTTAATAAGATATTTGTACTTGAAGATGTAGATAATACCTTTGATGTAATGTGTACATATAATATAGATAAGGTAGTTGATAACACTCAATTAGAACATACAATATCTTTACATAGAAAAAAACAAACAAACACACTGTATACAATCAATGCTTTAAACAGAGCCATTGAAGCGTGTAACAGCGGTGTATTAGATACCTCTTTCCAGTTAGACTGGGAGCAGTATAGCAATTGTATATTGCTTACAAATGAGAGTGGATTACGCAGAATCGATACAGTGATTCATGATATAATTCATATAAAAGTTAAAAAATAATCCTTAAACTAGTTGGCAGCTTGAATGTTTGTTCGTATCTTTATGATATGGACCAGTAGCTCAGCTGGATAGAGCACCTCCCTTCTAAGGAGGCGGCCAAAGGTTCGAATCCTTTCTGGTTCACAATATGGTGATTATAGCTCAATTGGTTAGAGCGCTGGTTTGTGGTACCAGAGGTTGTGAGTTCAATTCTCACTAGTCACCCAAATAGATTTGGTAGCTCAGCTGGTTAGAGCATCTCACTTTTAATGAGAGGGTCCTGGGTTCGAGTCCCAGCCAGATCACTAATTTTAAAAAAGGTAATATGAATAATATTTTAGCAGGGTTTTTACTGTTTTTATTAGGTCAAGCAATGATCTGGTTTCAAACAAATTCACAGTTCTTATGGAAATGGCCAAGGGAGCATACTATGTTAATGGCCCTTTGCGGTATACCGATATCATATATATTAATCATTGCAACTAAATATGTTGTAGAGGGATTCGATGGACTGCTATGGCCA